TATGAAAAAGGTGGTGAGTATGTTTAGGTACTACCCCTTCTTCTTCAAGCCCATCCAGGACGGTACCACCAACCCTAGGATGGAGCTTGCATTTAGGGAACCATCAAAAAAGATTACCAAGAAAAACAAGACAGCAAGGGTTGGCGATGCTCTGGACACGGTCATAAACTGGAAAAACACTACTAACAATGCATATGACGGTGAAAAGCTTCACCTGTTGTATCTAGATGAGGCAGGAAAATGGGAAAAACCTACAGACATCAGAGACGCATGGAGGATTCAGAGGACATGTTTAATCGTGGGCCGAAAAATCATCGGAAAAGCCATGGTCGGAAGCACCGTAAATCCAATGGACAAGGGTGGAAAGGAATACAAGGACCTCTGGGACGATTCGGACCCTATGGAGAGGAACTCGAATGGGAGGACTAGGTCTGGACTATACAGGCTGTTTATTCCTGCTTATGATTCGCTAGAAGGGTTTTTTGACAAATACGGAAATCCAGTAGTAGAGGACCCAGACGAGCCTATTGAAGGTCTAGACGGAGAGAAAATTAATATTGGAGCTAAGACTTATCTGAAGAACGAGCGTGACGCTCTTGTGCATGATCCGTCTGAATTGAACGAGGTAATACGTCAGTTTCCGTTTACTACAGATGAAGCTTTTCGAGACAGTATTGAAGGTAGTTTGTTCAACATCGGTCAGATATACGAGCAAATACAACACAATGACGACTTGTTTCCTAATCCAGTTGTTAGAGGTAACTTTGTATGGAATAACGGACAACGGGACACAGAGGTTTCATTTAAGCCTGATCCAAAAGGCAGGTTTAAGGTTGCCTGGATGCCTCCAAAAGAGCTAAGAAATGTCAGACTGGAAACAAACGGACAACTGGTCGCGCCTCATGGTCATCTTGGCACTGGCGGGGTGGATAGCTACGATCTCGATGCTACTGTGGATGGCAGAGGATCCAAGGGTGCGCTCCATCTTTATAACAAGTTCAATATGGAAGTACCTGCTAACATGTTTGTTGTTGAGTACGCTTCCCGCCCGCCGCTGGCTAAGATCTTTTATGAAGACGTCCTTATGGCGGCGTTCTTCTACGGTTATCCTATTCTAATAGAGAACAACAAATACGGGATTGCCAGGTACTTTGAGGACAGGGGATATGATGGGTATCTTATGGAGCGACCTGATCACCTGAAGACTCCAGCCCACACCTCAAAAGTCAAGACAAAAGGAATACCGTCGAACTCTGTAGACATCATTCAGTCACATGCTCACGCAATTGAGTCCTATATACACAGCCATGTTGGTATAAATAGAGAGAGTGGAGAGATGGGCAGCATGTACTTTAATGACACCCTAGAGGATTGGATAGGTTACGATATTAACAAAAGAACCAAGTTTGACCTTACGATTAGCTCTGGTCTTGCGTTGCTTGCTGCTCAAAAAGTAAAGCCTATAAAACAGCCCACTAACTTCAACGAAAAGCGGTTCTTTAGGCGATATAAAGGTATTCAGAGGATTTAATATATTTGCATTTCAGACAACGTGGCTTAAATGCAGGATACCAGCAAAGTATACTCCTCTAACTTTCCAGACCCGCTGCTTCCTAAAGAAAAAAAGGAGCAGAAGGAGTACGGCTTGCGGTATGCAAAGGCTATAGAAGCGCAATGGGGAAATGCCGATAATTCAAACTCCATTTTCCGAAAGAGAAATAAGATCTTTGATCGAAACAGAGAGTACGCCAATGGCACTCAGGATACTACGATTTACAAGCAAATCCTTACGTCTCTCGATCCTAACAATGGTGATGGCAGTCTTGTTAACCTTGATTTTACCGCCGTTCCTATTCTCTCAAAGTTTGCGCGTATTGTCGTCAATAAGATTCTCTCTAAGAAACCTTATCCGAACCTTGAGGCTGTAGATCCCATCTCCCAGTCTGAAAAGAATAAGGAAAAGAAAAGTATGGAGAACCAGATCAAGAACAGACAGTCCTTGATCGAGCTGAAGCAGATGACGGGCGGGGCGCAGGTTGGTCAGATGGACCCTGAGCAGCTCCCCGAAACCACGGAGGAAATGGAAATGCTGTTTGATACAAATGTCAAAACAGCAGCGGAAATGGCGGCCCAGGTCGGCGCTCACATGACTCTGGAATGGAACGAGTTTGTCGACGGTACATACAGACGATGTGTTAATGACCTTGTGTCTGTCGGAATGGCCGTCTCTCGTCGGACCAACGATCCTAACTATGGGATAAGCCTGGAGTATGTTGACCCTGGAATGTTTATCCATAGCTTTACTGAGGACCCTAATTTTGAGGACCTCGTGTATGCTGGTCATATTCGTAAGATTCCGATTTCTGAGCTCAAGCGAATGGCGGGGGAGTCCCTGTCTGAGGACGACCTGAAGAAGGTTCAGAAAGTAGCCAAGCACAACAAGAACGATGTTTGGACCAACCCGAACTCCACGTACTACGACGAGTTCACTAACAAGCACACGAACGGGTATGAGGAGTACATGGTCACGATAATGGACTTTGAGTTCATGTCAACGGACACCATGAACTACGAGGAGAAAGAAAACCGATTTGGGAACACCAACTTTTTCTACAAGGGTTTTGGGAACAAAGAGAAGAAGTATACGGGAGGCGTTTTTGAGAGACGCCCTCACAAGATGGAGATAGAGAATGTCTACTGCGGAACCTATGTAATGGGTACGGACGTGATATTCAACTACGCTCTCAAGGCGAACATGCCTAGAAACATTCACGACCTCAGTAAAACCAAGCTTTCTTATTCTGTTGTTGCGACTAACATTCGCAACATGATACCGAAGTCTATGGTAGACGGATGTGTTGGGTTTGCGGACATGCTTCAGATTACTCACCTAAAGCTTCAGCAGGCCATCGCTAAGGCTAAGCCTGACGGACTGGTGATTGACATTGAGGGACTTGAGAATGTGCAGCTCGGTCAGGGTGGTGAGCTTCAGCCGCTTGAGTTGCATGATATCTACGAGCAGACTGGTGTCTTCTACTACAGAAGCAAAAACCCTGAGGGCGGATTTCAGAATCCCCCAGTTCGTGAGATCAACAATAGTATTCGCAACATCAATGAGCTGATAGGGTTGTACAACCACTACCTCCGCATGATCCGTGACGCTACGGGTATTAACGAGGTTATGGACGCGACCACACCGAAGGGAGAGGATCTCGTTGGCGTTAGAGAACAGGCTTTGGCTGCTGGTAACAACGCTATATACGACATCACAAACTCCTCTATGCTGCTCTTCAAAAAGGTTACTCAAGACGTAGTCAAGTGCCTTCAGATACTGCCAAAAGAAAGCATTGTATACAAGGCTTACGAGCGTGCAATTGGTAAGGAGGCGGTTGATGTTCTGTCTTCATTCTCTGAGCTCCCGATGTACAACTTTGGGGTTACGGTTCAGAAGGAGATGGAAGACTCTGAAAAGGCGTACCTGGAGCAAAACATACAGATGTCGTTGGCTCAAAAAGAGCTGGATATTGAGGACGCCATACTCCTTCGTAACATGAAGGACATTAACCAGGCCGAGAGAATGCTTGTAATACGTAGGAACAATCGCATCAAGAGGAATCAAGAGATTGCTCAACAGAACTCTCAGATGCAGATGCAACAAGCTGCACAGGCCGCACAGGTAAAGACCCAGGGGACTGTACAAGAGATCCAGGCTAAGGGGCAGATCGACGCCCAGGAACTCCAGATGAAGTATCAGCTTGAGATGCAGCTTGAGCAGATGAAGCACCAGCACAGACGTGAGATCGAGATGATCCGCGCACAGGCCACCCTCGGATTTAAAGAAGAGGAGCAGAACTTTAAGGAAAAGCTGGAGGTCCTCAAGGAAACCAAAAAAGACGAACGCGCAGAAGCCGATGCAGCCAAGCAGGAGGATATGATGATGAAGAAGGCTATGGTGGATCAAGCAATGCAACAACAACAATCAGATGGCGAAGAAGGTCAACTTTGATACAGCTCAGAAGCTGGACATTACATGTCGTCGGGGTGACACTTTCACCCTGACTCTGACTATTAAGGACTCTGACAACGAGCTCCAGGACTTGACGTCAGATAAGTTCTCTATGCAGGTTAGAGACAAGGCGTCTAGCGATGGCAATAACGGCTTGGTGATGTCTACCTTTCCTGACCAAGGAGTAGAGTATGGTGAAGACGAAAATATCGATGGTCCTGCGCTAAATGTTATCGGTACACCGACACCCGACTTCACTAAGGTTGGCAAGTTTCTTCTAGACAGAGGCACTTCCGTGACAAGCGGCACAGGTTCAGAATACTTTGGAGTTCTTACGGTTTCTGCCGACAACGACCAGATGTCTCTTGTTAAGTCTGGTAGATACGTATACGATTTGCAGAGATACGACAGCAATGCAAACACCCACAAGACCCTGATCACGGGTTCCTTTACCATAAAAGAGGACGTCTCTGAAGCAGATAACTGATGGCTGAAATTATAGTCTCAGGTGGTGACGGAGTCGTACTCTCCGTTGATGGGACTATCAAACAGTCCATCACTGTAAACGCTGCAGAGGCAATTACAGTAAACGTATCGTCTACTGGACCTCAGCTTGAGGTTCAGGCCGCCCCAGATCCCAACACTGTAACTATATCGGACAACAGTGACGCCAATTCGGTCACTATATCCGAGGAGTTGCCCGTACAAGTCACCGTCGTAGAGCGGGGCCTGAAGGGCGAGCGTGGCGCAGACGGAGCCCCAGGGGCTACTGGTAGCGCTGGTGCTACTGGAAGTGCAGGAACTACATACACGCCCGCCGTTACAGTTACTGGCCTGGCCGCTGGTTCTGATCCTACTGCGAATGTCACGGTAGAGGGGTCTATAGCAACTTTCTCTTTTGCTATCCCTGAAGGAGCGCAGGGGCCAACTGGTACTGCAGGTACTGTCGGATCTACAGGTGCAACTGGACAAACAGGAGCCACTGGTCTTGAGGGAACTACCTATACCCCAGAAATAGGAACTGTAACTACTATTGATCCAGGATCTAA